CGTAACCATTAAAACTAGGTCGTTGATGCCTGTCCGTACACCCACTGCCAAGACTGGAAGCCTGGCTGGAACATAGTAGAACCTGTGTAGATTTTCGTACCATTGTTGACTACCTTGTCGGAGTCAAACTTTGGACGCCATCCCCACACCATCTTAGCGAGCATTGCTGCACGCTCCATATCAACCACGAACCAATACTTGGAGTACGTCGTAGCGGGAATCCAGTTTGCAACCTTGAGTTCAATGTATCCAGCACCATTGTTGAATACGTTTGAAACACGGTTAGCAGAATCCGGATTACCGATAGAACGGAGCACTTCTTCTCCACGCTCCTTGTTCTCACGAGCGACAATGAGACGGAGTTTCTGACATGGGAGCATCTGAATGCCCTTGTCGTCATAGAAACGGTCCATTGCCTGACAAACCGTTTTAAGGTTGTCATACGAGAGTGGAAGCGTACCTGTGTTTGACTGGGTAGAACCATCAAGCATAGGGTGAGAAGCACTAAAGAGTGCGACACCGTCGCCACCAGTGAAGAACGTAGTACCGAAACCGAGGTAGAAAATCTTTGCTGCATTCGTATTGATACGAGCATTCAAAGAGTTCGCAACAGCACCGACCAAATTGTTGATTTTTGGCCAAAGGTTGAAGCGGAGCATTTCTTCCGTGATGTCGATTGCCTTCGTAAACTTAACCGGAGTGATAGTTACCTTATATGCCTGCTGGATGTCCTCACGTGAGTACGGTTCCTTTTCACCTGTCTGCTGTGCAAGACCCAAACCAGTGAAGTTCTCGAACTGTGAGTTCAAGATTTCTGCCTGGTGGTCGTAAAGACCGAGTTCTGCATAGTCCAAACGAGTGGAAAGCTGCGTCTGCTTTTCGTCCCAGATCCCGCGAATACGTGGGTCTGCGAGGTCAAACAGAGTCTGTAAATTAGCCATTTAAAATATACAGATTAAGCGGTAATAGTGACGTTGGTGTATGGAGTCTTGACTACGCGAACGTAGCACTGACGGAGTCCCGAACCGGAACCCGAACCTCCAATACCAAATGGATCGACCTTTACGATTTCAACTACGCGGTTCGCACCCGTCTGAACACCTGACGTGACATCTACCTGAACCACTGCGGTCGTAGCCGTAGAAAGTTTGTAGTATGTGCCGCCATCAGTCTCGTTGTCCGTCAAGTCCGCGTTCGTTCCCATGAAGTAGATTGCATCATTGGAGATTGGGACATATGGAGGATAGGTTGCGTCATTGGTCGAAGGCATCGTCGCAGCTTTCGCTGCAATTCCCACGATCGTATTCGTCGTTCCGCCGACGGCGAGAACACCGGATGCGATCGTAAGAGGGTCGCCTACTGCCATGACCTCGCTATCCTTTCCGAGAGTATCGTACCGAAGATTGGACGGGTTTGCGGGCGTCTGAATCTCGGTCATACCATAGATAATAGCCATGAGTTACTTATGATTTTAAGAATAATCCTACTTTTCTGCCTTTTGTTTCTTTACCAGCTCGGCATGTTCTTGAGGGGTCATGCCCCATTTGGCAAGGATAGCTTGCGCTTCCGAGTCATAGGTTGGCATGGTCTGTCTCTCACTAGAGTATGAAGTAGCACCTCTAGAGACTGCTGGATCAGAATAGATTGCATCCGCTTGCGCTCGTGCGATTCTACGCTGGCGTGTCAGAATGTCCGTAGAGTATTCCGCAGCATATGCCTTTTCAAGATATGTGAGGACTCCTTCGACTGTCTTCTCGGAGATTTTACCTTCCTTGAGAACAGCGTAGGTCTCCATAAGCTTTCCCATTTTTTCAGGGTCTTTGGCAAGCTCCGGTTTATCGTCTAAGAACTGTGAGAGAGCATAGTTTCGGATTTCCTCCTTTTCCTTCTCATTTTCGGTATTGAGAGGATTGACACGTTCGTTGATATGCTTGTCCCACGCTTTCGCGGAAGGGTCATTCATATCGATACGAGGTATTTCTTCCTCATCATCCACTTCTGGCTTCTTTAGAGCTTGCCGTGTTTTACGGAGCTTTTCATTTGCCTCAGCGATTGCCTTATTGATATTGGTAAGTTGTTCTTCCTTTTTAAGCTCCTCTTCTGACTTGGTTGGTTCTTTGTGAGTTTCCTCTGACGGCGCAATTTCAGTTTCCTTCTGAACGCCGAGTAATTCGTCTAATGACATAGTGACGAGATGTTTACGTCTTCCCGATGACGATTATGCTATTAAACAAAAAGC